GCTTTAAACACCGGATGGCCAAGTACTGATCCATGCGGTGCGGATTCCATGATTTCGACCCAAGTCTTTTTCTTTGCGAGTAATTCGCCTGTCTTAGGTAATGCTATATCACGTGCTAGAGCATATTTTCCAGTTTCTATTTCTCCATCTTCAGTCAAATACCATTCGTTGAGATCGGGCCTATAATCAGATAGATCTAGTCCGATTGATTCCCGTATAACCTTTATTAATTTTTTATCACTAATACCGGCGTGCTCTTTAATAAGGAAAAGTGCAGCGGCATAGGAGGCAAGGGTCGACTTACCGAGTGGAATCTTATTTATCAAGCGTTTGATATTATATACTAATTTATGGAATGTATTGTATGCCGATTTTTCTTCGGCTGTTTCGGGTTTTTTAAGTTTTTTGCCGTTCTTATCTACGATACCTAACTTGAACGCAGTTGTTTTATCCCACCTAGTGGTTAACAAGCGTAAGAAACGTAGTGCGTAGAAAAAATCTGGTCCTCTTAAAAATCCCATGTTATAATTGTTTTAGTTTTGTTGCTATTGCTAGATCAATATTTATATTTTTGTGTAAGCTTTCAGGCAAATAGTTTAAATAAATTAAAAATGTTTTTAAGACTGGCCAAAGATTAAGATCAACCCGATGAAATATCATTCTATTCGCAGCATGAATTTCAAATACGTTATAAATCGTTATAATATGATTTAAGACGAGCCTTTCTTGAATCTTACCAGTATCTCGGTATCGTCTAAGCAATCGTACAACGTATTTAAATTTTGCTACATCATCATAGAAATCCTGTGGATCTATACAAGCAGGATTTCTATAATGTCTAGCAGCATATAATTCAAAGTTAGCATTATTTAATTCATCAAATATCATTACAAAATTATTTATAAAACCTACTCAGCCTCGGCCGATTGTTGCCCGAGAACGAAAAGGTGAAAGTCTGCAGTATCTTTTGCAAAAGGGTTCTTTTTCATTTTACCTTTATAACCGTCTTGATATGCAGCATTTGCTTCAACAGCCTTTGCTAATTTAGTATCGATAAAAAGTTTTGAAAGCATACCATCTACTTCACGTTTTGTTACTTTAGCATCTCCACCTTTTACAAAATCTGCAGGTTTAAGTGCTTCTTCAAGTTCAACTGATTCTTTTTTTGGCATTTCGTCATATATTTTTTGAACGAACTTGATAACATCGTTTGCACTAGAAAAGTGTTCTTCGTAATCTTTACCTTTACCATCTGTACGATCATCGTGAGTAACTACTATACCTTTTTTACCACCAAGTCGAAGAGTGATGACGTTCATAATAGTAAGATTGATAAACGCAGTACCATATTTTTTAGAGATATCAAGCTTGGCGCCTGATAGATTCTTTTTGGCCCACTTCATTACCTTTTCGATGTCGCCAAAGTCTGCAGCTTCTTGAAGTTCAACGGATTCTCCTAGAACTTTCATTATCGCCTTTTCTCTTTTGCTTGAATCAAAGGATGAAGTAATTTTAGCTTTCTTAAATGCAGGTGAGTCTGAATTGACTTCAAGAGTATCTCCGCTTTTTCTAACATTGATTCCTGCTTTTTTCAGTTTATCTTCAGCATCACGGATATCAGAGCTGCTGCGGTATTTGAGTTCAATAGTACCATAAGAATCACGTACATCATCTGGTTTTAGACGATTAAACATTTCTTCAATTGATTCCATAGTTTCTTTTTCAATTTCAACTGCAACTTTAATTGCTTTTTCGATGTCTCTAACTTTACCTTCAAAACCTTGTACGTGATAGTCTATACCCATACGTTTCATTATGATTGGATTACCAACTGGCTTAATTTTAAGCTTCTTAGCCATTGAAGTAAATTTAACTAGTTTATCTTTTGATTTAAATCCACGAAAGTCAGTTACGTCTTCAGTAATCTCTACTGATTCCTTTTTACCAAGGATCTTTTCTGCAGCGTCTTTTTCGATTTCTACTGGATAAGTCTTACCTTCGAATTCGAATTTGTCCTTACCAGCAAGTTTTGCTTTAGCAGCAGCTGCAGTAAATTCGTTACCTTCTTCAACTTCTTCGTCGTCTTCAACTTCTTTTTCTTCGACCTGTCTTTTCTTTTCAGGATCTTCTTTTTTATCAGTAGTATGAAGATCTACAAAATCCTTATCGGAATCTTGTACTTCAGTTTCATTTTTTTCACTTGGCTTTTCATGAGTATAACCCATGTCTTTCATCTTTAGATGATCTTCAAGTGTTTTTGCTTTATACTCTTTACCCGTTTTTGGATCATACATAGCATGAGGTTTAAAGTCTTCTTTAGCTTCTATGACTTGCTTTACGGCTTGGGCCACAGACTGTGTTTTACTGTCGTTTATATTATACATGTTAGGTTTCTTTCTGTTTTGTTATTTATACGTTATGCGGTTTCTGTGGCCGCTTTATTTTTTTTAAGTCTTTCAGCTTCTGCCTTCTTAATTTTAGGCAATAGCTTTTTTGCCATTTTCTTTATACGCAAAGTTTTTCCTGAAAGTTTTTTATCTATTGAAAGCTTTTCGCCATAGGATAAAGAATTATAATTTTTGTCTTTCAAGAACTTTGCACGTAGAAGATCTCTGGCTTTAGCAAATGCGCGTTTCTTCAACTTTTCAGGAGAAGCTTTTTTCTTTGCAGCCATTTTTCTTTTTCTAGCTAGCTTAGGAGCTAGTCTTTTCATTAAGCGACCTCTAGCAATTCTTTGCTGAGGTGTTAAAGGCTTCTCAATCAAAAACTGTGAGAAACTCATCATAGCGAAGGTGTTCCCCAGAATGTCATTGCTATTGCACCGGTAATTAGACCAGTTATTGCGATCCAAAAGATTTTGTTTAATACACCTACTGCACCCTCTACGTCATGCACTTTAGTTTCAACCAATCGAAGCCTAGTATCAAGATCTTGAACCATACGGTGCTGTTCTATATTTAATTGTTCAAGACCAGCTAGTTTTTCTTCTGCTCTCGCAATAGAAACAACTGCATCGGCGAGTTTATCGATCTTCTCTTCGATGCGGTCTAGTCTTGTTGATTCCCCTTTATTCATTGTCATAAAATTTTATTTTACTGCTTTACCTTTTAGTTTAGATAGAACATTCATAATTACACGTGGATTTAAACCTGAACCTGACATGGCGTTATTAATGTCACCCCACATATACTTATCTTTATTAGATTCTTCAATTGATTCTCCGAGTACCGCATCTACACTATCGCTTGGAACTGTGTTTGGATTAGCCTTCATTTGTTTAAGGCCTTTCTTAATGGCTTCAGCAGAGTTACTCGCTTTTACATCAACGGTTTGGCCTTTAAAGAGTTTACCAGCTTTCTTAGTAATAGTGACTGTCCAAAATTTGACTGCTTCTTCAAGATCAGTAGATTCTTCTAGTTCTAAGTCACCATATTTTTTCAAAAGTTTTTTCAAATTAGATTTGGTTGTATCCATTGTAAAATAATACTCATCACCAAATTGAGTTTCAACGTTTGTTAGTTTAGCTCTCATCTTTTTCGCATCTTGTTTAAGATAATGCCAATCTGATTCATAACCATCAAAGAACATATTAAATGTTTCTTCTTTAAGATTACTTGATTCAAGTTTAGCGAGCTTCTTTTTAAGCATTTGAACGTATTTACTACCTCCATAAGATTTAACCATCTTAGGATCAGGATTTTTGATCATCTGTTTAAGATTCTCTACGTCAAGATCTTTAGCACTTGCTTCTTCAAGATCAACGGAATCCTTAAGAACAAACTTGACTTCTCTTGCACCTTTAAAAAATTTCTTTAATTTTTCGTCGTCTGGAAAAATAATTTCGTCATCTTCAAGTTGTTCAATTTCACCTTTATACTGAGGAAACTTTTTCTCTGCTTGTTTAATAAACCTTTTAATACCTTTTGGATTATGAACAATGGCTCGATTTTCGTTAACCTTTTCTTTAAGTGCAAAAGACTTATACCCATCTTTGATTGCAGAAGGTTTAGTAAAGTCTACATCTTCATAAATAAAGTCTTGATCAAAATCTTCACCAAGTACTAAAGAACACACCTTTTTTAAACGCTCTTCTTTTACTGTAACTGATTCAAATCCTGATATAGGTGCATCTGATAACATCCCATCGGCGTACGCTTGAATCTTTTTTGTACGATTTTTGTCATTGGGATTATCGACATACTTAGTAAAAAGTTTTCTAAACTCAGGATCATCCATCAGATCTCCAATGGCTCCTCCTATTTTTTTGCTTGTCATCCAAGTAGCTTTTACCATATCTTTAGCAATTGGGTAACCTACTTTAATGGCTTTTGCTAAACTTTTACCTGCAACAGTAGTGCCTTTAACCAATCCTTTCATTAAAGCTTTTACATCTACTTCGTTTAGGTTTTCTTCACCTAACGTGTAATTTCTACGCTTGAGTTCACGGGTAATTCCCTTTACCATTGCTTCGGCCTTAGGGCTACTTACACGGCCAAATATGCCGTAAAAGGCTAAAAGCTGTTCGGTGTCTAAAAGACGTAGTTTTTCTTGATTAAATTCGTTGATTTCCATAGTTCCCATTGAGTTAAATTGTAGTTCTATTTATAATAAAGTCAGCCTCCAAATTCATGGCCAGCGACTCTTTTCATTTGTTTTTTATATTCGTTAAAATCTGGTTTTTTCTTATAAAGCTTAATTGAAATTTCGTTGCGGTCCTTACCTTTAATCCGCCATTTAAATCCTTTTTCTAAATGTTCAGGTTTAGTTGTCTTAACTACACGGCGTTTGAAACCATCTTCCCACGGTTCGCTTTTACCTTCGCCTTCCTCAAGACCTTCTGCATACATGTTATATCCACGAACATCTTCTTGATCTTGCATTTTCTTTATAAACTTTTCTGCGGCTGATTGGTTCTTAAAAGACTTTTTCATCTTTTTGCCATTCCACAATTCGATTGAAGCTATTACTTTCTTCGCTTCTTCAAGATCAGTAGATTCTTTTCTAACCTTCGCCGCCAAGTCTTTATCGGCTCCACCCCAAGTACCTTTACTTTTAGTAATAAACGAATTGACTCGAGCATATGCCCATTGATGAGGTGTTGCTCCTGGGCGATGGCCAGTTTTCCAAGCAGCCATTCCACGATTGAAGACTTGCTTTAAGATACCATAAGCTATACCAGATTTTTCTGCTTTCTTTTTCAATCCAGCAAGTTGCTTTTCGTCTAATTGGCCAGGAGTATCTTTCTTATGATCATCTGCAGCTTTACCTATTTCTACAAACTCACCAAACTTTTTACGATAAGCAATTGTGTGTTTCGAAAGTTTAGTCTTAGATCTTGCATCACCTGGTGCAGGTTTATATGCTTTTGGATCGTCATCATCAAGTTTAGCTTGTTTATTAAACTGTGCTTGTCGTTTAGACTTAGTGGATTTTGAAAGGCCTTTGCCATAAGTCTTATTTAACTTTTCACTAAGAGAACTAATAAAGTATTTATCGCCTTCAGTACATACTACGTAATTCGACTTACGCTCTTTAATGACTATTGATACTTCACCTACATAAGCAGTATCACCTTCGTTAAATACTTCACCGGCAATATACCTTTCCCGTATTTCAGAAACTGTAGGCAATTCAACATGTTCACGGAAATTTTTCTTTTCCTTTAGTCCCATTCTTTTACGAAGAAGATTAAAAAGAGTCATTCCTTTACCATAAGCTTTTGGAATACCAAGCATAAATGATTTGAAGTCTCCATCCAGCGCAGCTTGGCGCATTTTAGATGCACTCATTCCAGATACACCTTCAGCATCAGGATCACGTTCACCAGCAGATATTACATCAATACCATCTTTAAAGTCATAAAACCCGTGACGGCCTTTAGCTCCATTATACGCATTTAATAGTTTTTGAAACTCTTTAATACGATCGGAACCAACGACCATTGTTAATTTAGTAAATCCTTGATCATGCAAAATAGATGCAATGTGTAATGCTGTCTTAGCGTTTTTATCTTCAACAATGTTTCTTCCATGATTAGGAAACATTTTACGCATTACTTTAATCTTTTCTTTATATTCTAAAGGATTCTTTTTTGGATCGCTTGATTGAGAAGCGTAAATACGATAATCATTTCCAATTGCTGCGGCTGCAACTTTCGCTAACAGTTTACCATGACCAATTGTAGGCGGATTGAACCGACCAAAGGTAAAGACTACCTCTTTTTTCTTTTCTTCGCTAAACTGTTTAAATGATTTCATTACCGTTCACACCTTTTAATTACAAATCGCTATATTTTCTTTTTTGTAAATCTTTCAATTGTTTATCAAGCTTAGCAATTTGTTTAGCAGCTGTTTTCATTTGCTTTTTCTTTTTATTGGCGTCCTTTTCTTTAGAAACAGCCTTTTTAAGTGCTGCCTTTTTGGCGTCTATTACTTTTTTGCGAGCATCAAACATGCACTCTCTTTTATCACTTCCTGTAAGCTTGTCACATTTTAGACGCATCGCTTCACCTTTACCCTTAATCATTTTATAAAGAGCATATAGCGCTAAGCCAGCCGGGCCTCCAAAAATTAAAGAAGCAGCAGCTCCTCTTTTAGACGCTTGTCCTTTAGCAACTTCTTCAATATCTTCGTCTTCTTCGTCTTCTTCAAAGATTTTAATATCTTCTTCTGAAAGAGAAGCTATATCTTCAAGAATAGAAGCGTCAGTGCTCTCAATGTGTTTTTCAATCTCGGATTCGCTCAAGTCCAAGAAGGCTTCTAATGCTTTAGCGTCCTCTTCGGTATAAGTATTACCTATTAAGACGTTGTATACTGTTTCGTATAAGTTCATTTGGTTTTTCTTTCTTTTAGTTTTTTAGTTATGGTTTTAACGTTCCCATCCTTTGATAACGTCTTTACTGAAATTGTTCATGGAGAATTCCATGCGATCAACTAATTTAACTGCTCCACTTGTTGCTCGGTCAATGGCGACAAATCCTTCTGAACCTGTTACTTTAAACCCATTGCGAGTACGAACAAATGTATCAATTTCTTTTAGCTTATCTAGTTTATTTATAATGATTAATTTGGCATCAACTATGGCATTCATAAGTTGAAACATGAGATCAAGATTTTTCTTATTTTCTTTTGAGAAAAATTTCATTTCATCTTCTTGCTTTTGTAATACAGCAGCCTTGCCTTTTTCGCTTGAACGCTTTTCGTATTCTTTTTTGTACTTATCATTAAACCATTTAATAAGATCCTGCACATGTTTAGTAGTGCTTGCAATACGTTCACCTTTACGAACAAGCGTATTATTAAATGTTTCGATCTTAATTGCAAGATTTGGATTATTCTCAAGTTCACTGAGTGTTGTAGATTTAATCTTTTGAAATATTTTACCTGCTTTTGAAAGTGCTGCAGTTACTTCATCGGTATCAACCTTTGTTAATGTTGCAGTGCCTGAAAGATCTTGCAAATCTGCATCTTGGTACCAAACGCTTGGTTTCTTTTTTAAACCTTTTAAGTTAACACCAAAGGACGCTTTCATAGAAGCAAAGTCTTTACCTTTATATGTTGTATGCCATACAACTCCAAGATTTGCTTTAAGCATTGTCTTAGCGAGGTCAGATTTAGCTGGAACCGCGTACACAATTGTATTCGGTTGAAAGGTGATCATTTTTTCACCATCAATCGATTCGCTATTTAAGTCGCCTTTTGTAAACATTACATCACCCTGAATAACATCTTTAATACCAAGATCCTTTAATTCATTAAATGCTATAACTAACTTTTCTGCAAGATCACCTGAAGTATCTGCACGGACATCGGCTTCTGACTTATAGACCTTAGGATCTTTATTGAAAATGCCTTTCTTAGCAACAAAGAATTGTCCATCCATAGGATCTATTCCAGCAAAAACTGCAGGTGCACCATCCCACTTTACTGTAACATCGGTAGAGGAATTGCTATTACCAGCAAGCATATCTCTTAATGAACGTAATGCAAAAATCGATTCTCTTGCACCTTTCACACCACCATAGATAACTCTATCTTCGATGTGTGTCATGTGAGTATTCTTACCAGCTTTAGAAGCTTCTGACAAGTAATCACTAAAAGATTTTACATTCTTTGGTTCTTCTATTTCTATTACTAAGTTAGTTGAACCTGCTTTGTAAATTCTGTGGTATTCCATTTTAGAAATATTTAAAACGTCGCCTTCTTCTAATTCATAAGGAATGCTATTATCCATTTGGAACATCCAGCCATTTCCTTCGAGCACTGTTATGACACGATCGGCTTTATCACGGTGCCATACTAGTTCATGTGAATCTGTGTTTGATTCAAAAGTACGAGTTTTAAATCGACCATTTGTTTTGTCTGTATAGGGTTTACTCATATTACCAAAAAAACGAACCTCCGCCTTTTAAACCAAGCTGCGCTGCATACCGTGGAAGATTGCAGGACCAATAGCCTGGTTTTGTTTTATCCTTTTTAGCAGCGCAGTTATGACGTGCTGCAAATGATTTTCTTGCCGCAGGGTTATTTATCTTTGCACTAAGGCCTGATGTATCTCCGAATTGGACTTTAATTACGTTGCCCTTTTCATTTTTAACATAGACAAAAAATTTCTTTTTACCACCACGCTTCGGCTCGTTGAGTTCAACTTCTTTACCTTGATATTCCGCTTCAACTAATGGATGATCTAATGGAACTTCTACACCTTCGTACATTGCAAGTTCACCAATGTCTGTAGACAAAAGATATTCATCAAACTCGTTTAAGAATACCGACTCTTTTAAAGTTTTTGCTTCTCTAAAAAGTTTGTAGTAATTTTCACTATGAGGACGAAA